AGATAAGAATATCAATATAGATTACTATTATGAATATATCCATAAAGAATTGTTCACACCAAAGAAACCTATAATAACAGAAGATGATAACCTTCCCTTTTAAGGAGGGTTATTTTTATTTAATACGACAAAACTTAACAAAAACAGACTACAATACGACAAAAATCCTTATATTTGACAGAAATTAAAAAATAACACTATGGCAAATTATAATGTAACAGTAGAATGTACATACACATTTGATGTGGAAATAATGGATGCAAAAAGCAAAGCAGAAGCAATTAGATTAGCAACCACAGAAGTATTAGAAGATATGACCATAGAGGATATGAAATTAGTAAAGGCGAAAGCGAAGAATGTTGTTAAACTTGAAAATATAGATTATGAAACTTATGAAGAATATCTTGAATTAAATAAATAGAATAAAATTATGATACAGATTGACCCCAAGTTATTGAAATCCATAAAGGAAGGAAATGCCACACAGAAGGATTTGATAAACCATTTATCCAATTACCCTTTAAATGAGATTTTAACGGCATTTGCAGAGTTGATTATATTAAGTGAAGACTTCCTTTCACCAAAACCTATAAGTGTCTCACAAGAGGAATATAATAGGATTTTGAGCCTATTTAGAATAAAGGGTTTAAGGACATTAGATGGTATGACGGTAGAAGAGACAAGGGGACGGAAGCCCAATAAGATGTATAAAGGGTAGTTTTCACTACCCTTTTTCCATAAATCTCTGTATGGAATTAACCGTAAGTTCAACGAAAGCATTAAATGCTTCATCTGTTAACATCCATTCCATTTCTTCCTTGTCTGTATAGAAACCATATTCTATTAGTATTGCGGGACAGACAGTTTTATATATAACGGTGAAGTTATATTCCCTATGCCCTCTCATTTTCCTTCCAAGCGGTTTCAATACCTTTTCTGCTTCCTCCATAACAATATCAGCATACTTATCACTTACAGTATCACCTTTGGTTGTATATACCTCAAACCCCGATGCCTTAACGAAATCCTTACCATTCCCCGCAGCATTATGATGTAGGGATATTAGTATTACATTCTTGCTTCCATACATCTTGCTCATTCTGTTAGCAACACCCGCTCTTTCAGTTAATGATAAATCATCTTCCCTTTCAGTATCGTAGGTAAAGCACCAAGATATACCAAGTTCTGTTAGCCTTTTTCCTATTGCTCTTCCGAGTTTTCTGTTATGTTCGTATTCAAGGAATCTCCCATCGGGACTTCTTTTGCCCGCAGTCTTCTTACTGTGACCACAATCTAAAACTATAAACATATTTCTGTCTTTTTAGATGGAAATATAATTTTTTGTTTATCTTTGCATCCGTAACAGATTTGAGACCGATTAGAAGAAGGGCTTATGTAACTGTTTGGAGGTTAAGGTTTTGTTTAGGGGGTTCGAATCCCTCTCTCTCCGCAAAACAACAAAACAACAAACAGAACCCTTTGATAATCAACGTCAAAGGGTTTTTTCATACCCATAACCGTCACTCATATGCTTGTATTCTCCTTAATAGCGGTGTTGATATGAAGACCATAAGCAAGACCCTTGGACACAGTAGTATGAGGACAACAGAACGCATCTATGCGGAAATGTCAAATCAGACAGTCGTATCCAATATCCTTGAAAAATTATCATAGGATTAGAACCCATATTGATTATCAGCCACTTACATATTTTAGTCACAAATCCATCTCAACAGAGGTGGATTTTTATATTTATCCATAAAGCACTTATGGAAAAAGCAGCGAAGGAGTTTCTTGAACAGTCGGGAAGACTGTATGAAACAAACAAGAAGAAGTGGAAGACCCTATTGAAAGACAAGGGATTGTCATTTAACGAAGACATCTACAACGACAGTATTTTGAAGACCTATGAAGCAATCCTCAAAAAAGAGGTGGATGCAGACTATATGGGTTATTGGTACACGACATTCCTCAACAATACCAAACGACAGACACAGTATTCCCATACAAAAAAGAAAGAGGATATAGACCCCTTTGAGGTACTTAAAGAAAAAGAATACGAAGAAAACAACATAAACCTTTACTATTCAACAATTTCTGTTATATTATCTAAAGTAAAGGATAAGTTTGATAGGAAATCATTTGAGGTGTTCCGTATGTATCTCTTATGCAATATGTCCTATGAACAACTGAATAACCTTACGGGATTGCACGACAGTAAGGAGAGAATAACCAAGATACGTAAATGGTTAAAGGAAAATATGAGATAATAGAAGAGTTGGCGGGGAACAAGACCATAGAAGAGATTATCGGTAATGTGGCACAGAACCCGTCAGATGATACCTTGAAAGACCTTGCACAGATGTTATACGAAGACCTTTTGATGAAGGATGAAGCGAAGATAGTGCAACTGTATGAGACACAACAACTTCAATACTTCCTCACAAGGATGGTACTTAATTCCATAAACAGTAAGACATCAAGATATTACTATGCTTTCAAGAAGTACAATAATAATGCACAAGAATTAGAGTATGAAGGAGAGGATTGGGAATATTAAGATAACACCAAAGGAGTTGAAGAGCATCTGTAAGGAGTATGAGTATAACGAGGAAGAGCATATGTTATGTGATGAAGGGGAGAACGAGACACCGCATTTAATCAAAAGGGCTATGTCCTATTTGGATAAGGCAGATTACATCATCTTCTGTCTGTATATGGAATATCAATCGGAAAGAAAGGTAGCAGACCTATTGGGGTGCAGCAGAACACCGCTTCATATGCTTTTGGTAAAGATTAAGAAACAGATTATTGAACGACTATGATATTGAACTTTTTATTTATAACCCTTCTATGGGTTTTTATTATAGACCTATCGGGATTTATTGAGACCATAGAAGATGGACTGTCAAGATGGTTGAAAGGTAGGGCAAGAGTACCGAAACCTTTTTCTTGCAGCCTATGTATGAGTTGGTGGACAAATCTCATCTATATGTTATGTGTATGGGACTTCACCTTTCCATATGTATGTATTGTGGCTCTATTTGCCTTTCTAACCCCCGTATTTTCAATTTTCTTGCGATGGGTGAGGGATGTATTAGAACAGATGGTTTATTGGCTCTATAAAGCCTTTAAAATGGAATAAGATATTTAACTATAAAACGACTATGAATTATACAGAAGAGATATATGAAATGCTGACACCATATAGAACGTATTTGTACACGGCAACATACGGTAATTATGTAAGGTTTAAAAGCATACAAGAGAAGAAGGAGTTGGCAGCAATCTACACAAAGCACTTCAATAAGAAGAGTAGAATAGATAACGGTTGTGGTGGATGTACCTTAAATGAAATGAAACAACTTGGAAGGTTGTATTTTGCTGATGAAGAGATATATAAAATCCGAGAAGGATTAGAACAGAACAAGGAAACCGAGACAGAAAAGGTTGAGGTACAGACTGTTACGAAGAATAAGACCGTAAAGAGGTCACAGAAAAAGAAGGAGTAGTGTATGGAGTTAAGTTATGAGGAAATGGAAGCAATCGTGATTGCTGAGATAGACAGACACCGACAGAACCCAAAGCAGCCCACCGCCAATAAGGGTAAGAGAAACGGATGGCAAGAGACACCGCTTTTGTTCCGTAGGCAACTTATTATGAAGTGGATGGGAGAAGGTTTGACCAAGACCAACTGTGTTAAGAGGGTTATGGAGAGATGGGGTGTTTGTCTAAATGCTTCGTATGAGTATGTGAATGATGCAATCAAGTTCATTACAGAGACTTATAAGGAAGATACAGAGCATTTAAAGGACATCATATTCCATAAATTAGAAAGTTTGGTTGAGGATGCTATGAGGAACAACGACAGAAAGAGTGCATTAAGAGCATACGACCAAATATGTAAGATGAATGGACTGTATGAGAGTAATAAGGTTGAAGTAAAGGCAGAGACCACTATCAACTTTGACTTTGGTGGAGAATAAGATTACTTGTAGGGGATTTACACCGTATAAACACCAAAAGGCTGTTATAGAGGAACTTAGGGATGCCAAGGGAACGGGTAAAAGAGTAGTTTGCCTATCCTCAAGACAGAAGGGAAAGACCTTTATGATAGCAAACTTGTTGTTATACTATGCACTCAATAACAAGAAGTTCAAGTGTTATTGTATAAGCCCTACATTAAAACAGTCAAAATCCATATTCAACACCATATATGATGCGGTATCTGCAAGCGGTCTGATAACCAAAGCAAATGCAGCAGACCTTGAAATAAAGTTCATCAACAGTAGTTTCATCTTCTTTAAGTCAGCGGAACAGAAGGATGCTCTTCGTGGATATACGGCTGATTTCCTATGTATAGATGAGTGCTGCTTCATAAGTGATGATGTTTATTATATCGTAGCACCTTGGGCTGATGCAAAGCAAGCACCCGTGCTGATGGTATCTACACCATTCGTAAAGGAAGGCTTCTTTTGGAACTTCTATAACTATGGTTTGGAAAAGATAAACAACACAGTCACAATAAATTGGAGTGATGAAGAGTTCAAGGAAGACATACAGAAGATTCTACCATTAGAGAAGTTGGAAGAGTACAGAAGGATGCTCCCTAAAAATCAGTTCAAGACAGAATATCTTGGCGAATGGCTTGATAATGAGGGAGTTGTATTTGATAACTTCAAGTGTTGCTATAAGGACAATACATTAAACTTCTACGACCAACTGTTTGTGGGTATAGATTGGGCGAGTGGTGTTGACGGTGACGAGACTGTTGTTAGTATCATTAACAGTAGGGGTGAGCAAGTGTTTATTGACGGATGGAACACCTTGAATACGACACAGACCATAGAGAGGATAATGGGTATCATACAACCCCATTTGGGACAGATAGTGACCATAACGACAGAGACCAACAGTATTGGTAAGCCATATACGGATTTGTTGATAGAGAAATTACCTTTAAACCATAGAAATAAGGTGATTGGGTTTACCACATCAAACAGTAGTAAAGCGGATTTGGTAAGTGATTTACAAGTAGCATTTCAAGAGGGTAAGATAGGGATATTGAACGAGGAAAAGCAAGTGAGACAGTTATCCATATATAGTGCTGAATATAACCCTAAGACAAAGACCGTGACATATAATGCTCCGAGAGGATTGCACGATGATAGGGTGATGGGATTGATGCTCAGTTATCACGGATATAAGGAAAGACAAAGCACGGGACATTACAGTTTAGGTGGAACAAGAATGAAGAGACCAAATAGAAAGGACTATGATTAACAACTATAAAGATTTAACAGTAGAGAAATATCTACAACTTCAAGAGGTGGATTGGACTTCTATGGAAGAGATTGATATACAGTCAACTATGATAAGTATCTTAGCGGATATGGATGTTGATGATGTGTTGGATTTACCTATTGGCGAATATAGGAAGATGGCAGCACAGTTGCAGTTTATGACCGTAGAACCAAAGGTGAAACCCCGTAAGATAGATAAGGTTAAGATTAACGGAAAGGAGTTCTATGTACTCAAGGATGTAAAGGATATGACTGCGGGACAATATATTGATTATCAGTCATATATCCAACAGAACGATATAAAGATGCTCCCATATACACTTTCTTGTGTTATCATACCAAAGGGAAAGAAGTACGGAGAGGTTGATGCAATAGAAGATATTATGCAACTATCTGTGGAGGAGGCACTTACGATTGCCAATTTTTTTATGAACAAGTCTCGCTCTTTAACAAGGGGTACTCTGCTTTATTTGGAATGGATGATGAAGAAGAAGGCGAGGAAGATGAAGGACGAGACGATGAAACAGAAGATGGAGGAAGCGGTGAAGAGCATACATTCGCTAAGGAGTTTAACAAAAGATGGGGATGGATTTCTTGCGTTGATGCAGTTGCTAAAACGATAAACACCGATTGGGATACGGTATTCAATAAGAATGTTGTAGAGTTCCTTAATGTCCTATCTTATTCAAGGGATAAGGCAGAACTTGAAAAGCAGCAAATAAAGGAGTTTCAGAATAAGAACAAGAAGATATACTGATGGAAGAACTAATAAAATATGACCATCTTTTAGAGGTTTTGGAGAGGTATGCTATTGCCTTGCGAAACAGTTATCAAGACAACTTGATTAGGAACGATAGGGTAGCATCGGGAAAGTTGTTGAATACGGTGGAGTATGAGGTTAAGGATAAGAACGGCACATATACTGTTTCCCTCAAACTGCAAGACTATTGGAAGTGGATTGAAAGCGGAAGACCGCCTACTACGGGAGGTGGTAACGGAGACCTCAGAAGGGCTATCCTTGATTGGATAAGGGTAAAGCCCGTACTGCCACATCCCGACAAGGACGGTAAACTGCCGACCCCCGAACAACTTGCATATCTTATCAGTAGGAAAATCCATATGGAAGGATATGAAGGTACGCACGACCTAAGAAAAGCCACAGATGATACGTGGGATAGATTTGTCTATGAGATATATGAAGCCATAGATAAGGATTGGGATAGTGCCTTGATAAAGATATTTAAGTATTAAACCTTGACTATTAAACAGTTAAGGTTTATTTTTTATGTGTAATACATTAAACAATAACGATTATATTTTCAAAGTAAAAACAGATTATATGGCACAGATAATTCCTATATGGCAAGATTACTATGTAGAGTTCAATACGAATGATAGTCCTATCAGTTATGGTATTTATGAGGTGGGAGATTTTGGAACGACAGAACATAATGATGTCACCTATCAGAACACAGAGAACCTTATCTTTTCGGGTAAGGCTTGGGCTGCACCCTCATATGACCAAGATACTTTTAAGACCAACATAAACAAGATATGTGAAGATTACCTTTCAAACGATTTCAATTCATTTGCAGCAGTAGGGGCAAACGGAAAGAACGTGGAACATACTGATGCTATGAAGACCTTTGTGATTAAGAACGAAGACAACGGAGCAGAAATAGATAGAGTGACCTTCATTTATGATTGGAGTTTTGACAGTACCGTCACATATGCCGAGGGGCAGACAACAGAAATGAGCCACCCTATCAACGGGAAAGGTGTTAGCGGTATGTACTATTTCCGTACGGTATTTAACGGCACTTATGTAAGGACACTTGCTTCACGCACACCACTAAGCGGTTATACAGAGACAACAGAATGTAATGCGGGTAAATGGGCTTTATATTACCTCAACAGATACGGTGGATGGGACAGTTATTTAATTGACGGTTATGTGAGCAGAAAGGACAACTTCGTAAGGAAGAATATTGTTAAGTCCTTCAATAACAACACTTTGGAGTTTGGTAACAAACCATATATGACACAGATAACACCTAACTACGAAATCCATACGGGATGGATGAACGACAGAGAGAGTGAGGTGCTTGCTGCAAACGTATTCCAAAGCACAAGATTGTATCTACATAACCTTGAAACAGAAGAGGTTATCCCTATTGTAATCACAGATGCAGATGTTCTTCATAAGAACCATAAGAATAGCGGTAGAAGACTTCTCAATTACACAATAAATGCGGTTTCAGCACAGACAGAGTATAATAAAAACTAATATAATAACACTCATAACAATTCGTTTTAGATGAATAACATACACTTATACATAGGAAACACAGAGGTAGAGTTTGATACTGCCCCCGAAATCCTATACACATACCAAGTGGATGAACTTACAAACCCTACTATCGTAAAGAACAGTTTTTCAAAGACCATTACGGTAAGGGGTACAAAGGCGAATAATAAGTTATTCGGTCACTATTGGAATGTGGAAAGGACACAAGTAGGTGGTAGTGGTAATGCTGATGGTGTTTATTTCAACGCATCAAAGAAGATGGGGTTTCAGTTATTCGTAGATACCGAACTATACGAACAAGGTTATGTTAAACTTGATGAGGTACGTAGAGTTGACGGTGACTATGAATATGATATTACCTTATATGGAGGATTGGGAGACTTTTTCTATAACCTATCCATAAACGATGATGGTAATGAAATGAAACTCAGCGACTTGAACTTTGATTATGATATTGATTTTACTATTAACCTTGATACTGTTAAAACTGCGTGGGATAGTCTCAAGAATAACAGACAAAACAAGTGGCAGACCATAAACTTTATGCCCGCTTACAACGGTATTCCCGAAGATTTTGAAGCGGATAAGATGCTTATTGATACCAAGTCAACCAACCTTGCGAAGAGCAAGACCGAGGATGGAAAGACCTATAAGACAAGGGAAAATTGGGTGATGGCAGAACTTCCCGATGAGATGACAGAGTGGGAGACAAGAGACCTTCGCAGTTATCTCCAAAGACCTTGTATCCGTATGAAGGAGATTGTAAAGGCTTGCTGCAACCCCGATAACAACGGTGGTTATAGTGTGGAGTTGGATAGTGATTTCTTCAACGAGAACAACCCTTATTGGGAACAGACTTGGTTATCCCTTCCTATGATTCAAGCACTTGAATATGATAGTGGTGAACAGCCCTTAGAAGGTTCTAAATTGATGGCTTTGACGACTAAGGGAAAGGTAGAAGATTATATGTATCAGCCACTTGACTTTGATATGGGTGATTATCCAAATTCAATCCCGTCATCTATAACAGTACGTGGTACTATTGATTGCGGTTTCCCACAACACTATACATCTTATGTGTGGTTTTGGAATTGGAACGGAGACAGTTACCACACGGGATGGTGGTGTATGGGTTCGCTTTTCTGTCAGTTGGTTGCTAAGAACGGTGAAACAGTTGTGGGTGCATCCGATGTGTACAATCTTACAACCCCTATCCGTCATAACGGTAAACTATATTACGGTGACAACACAGATTATACAGATGGACACGCATATACTCCATATATGGGGAAGACTATCTATAACAGTCTTGGAACATTTGAAAACGGTTTATGGGTAAGAGAGGGTGAGACAAGCCCCGCTGAGTTCACATTTACAATAAGGGGACTTACAACGAATGTGACTTCTGTTGAAATGGTGTATTATTGGGGTGCTTCAAAAGATAAATTGAAGAAGACACAGAATACTCCAAATGCTTTGTTTATTGATGATTATAGTGATGGTTGGATGTCACAAAACTATAATTGGCAGACAATTAGCCGTATAGAGGATTACAACTTTGGTATAACCACTTCAAACTTGAAAGCGGTTATGGGAGGCACAATCGGTAGAACGGGAACAGAGGTTACTAAGTCTTTGATACTCAATACAGAAGCATCACCCGCTGATTATCTTCTTTCTTATTGTAAAATGTTCGGTCTGTATTTCTCAAAATCCTTATATGAGGATAAGATTTACATACAGACAAGAAAGACCTTCTATGACCGTACAAAGGTAAATGATATATCTAATGAAGTGGATTATTCAAGAGGTGTTACAATCACTCCTATTGCCTTTGATGCTAAATGGGTACAGTTCAGTCAAGAGCAAGATGATACACAGTTTGTTACTGAGTATAACACTACAAAGGGTGTTGTATATGGTTCAAAGGTGTTGAATACGGGTTATGAGTTTGATAGCGAGAAGAAGGAACTGCTTGAGGGCAACGTAATTAGGTCAGCCATAGAAGGATTGGAACGTAGTAAATATTTTACTTGTTACAATAACGACAGTAAGGTACGACCTTTCTTCGGTTATGGAATGAAATACAACCTCTATAACGGTGATGATACCATAGAAGTTAACGGTACTAACTCAATAGGTAGCAATCTGTTAGGTATAAATGAGGAAGATGGAATGAAATATTACGATACCTTCCCTAAAGTACAGTTCCACGACAATAAGAATGGTGCTACTGACGGTAATAATGTGCTTGTTTTCTTTAGTGGTTTCAAGGATTTCACAAGCGGAAGGGCAAATCCTATCAACTATTTCCTTACCGATGATAGTTATTGGCAGTCAACACTTAACGAGGATAGTGCTTGTTGGTTGTTTGTAAGCGGTGATAAGGATGTAAACGAGAAACCTATCGCAAGGAAACTCAGTTCAATCCCCGTATTTGAGAGATATTTGACAGATGCTAATGGTACGACCATAAAGAAGTCTCTTGATTTCGGTACTGCACAAGAGTTGTATGTGCCAAAATACGGCATAAAGGAAGAGGTTAACATCTATTCTAACTTTTGGAAGACCTATCTTGAAGACTTATATGACATTAACACCAAGATACTTACAGTTTATGTAAGACTTAAAGGAAAGGTGGGATATGACTTGTTGAGACAGTTCTATTGGTTTGAAAATGCGGTATGGAGAATAAACAAGATTACCGATTGGAACATAGGACTTGATGATGTCACAAAGGTAGAGTTCGTAAAGGTACAAGACCTTGAGGGCTACACATCAATCACACAGACCAAGAGTAATACCATACGATTGATGTCTTCAAAGTATAATGTAGCCCCTAACGGTGAGCAAGTTACACTTAGTATTGAAACCGCAAGCGGTATTGATTGGATATTAAAAGATAGTTGGAACGATAAAGAATTAACGGGACTTATCTTTTCTTCTGATAAAGGAAAGGGAAACGGAACGGTAACACTTACTATCCCACAGACCAAAGCACCAACTAACAATACTAACTATACAATCACCGCAGTAGATAATGAGGGTAATACACACTCTATTGTCATAGTGCAAGGTTATAATAACAGTACAAGATTGAATATAACACCTTCAAAATTGATTGTACCATCAAACGGAGGTACTTATGATATTGATTTTGAATGGATTAACCAAGGTGATAACGAGGTAACGGCTGCTTCTTTCGTAGGTGATGTTACGGGAAAATGTGAAATTGATGGCTTTTCAGCAGCGGTTTCCGTGAATAAGAATACAGAGGATGCTATTATTAGTGGAAAAGTGTTGTTTTATGCGGGAAATTATGATGGAGAAGTGTTGATAGACCAAATGCCCGAAATGTTGGAGTTCGGTAAGGATGGCGGGGAGTATGAGTTTGTCTTCAATTATAACGAAGATGTACAGTATAATTACCTTCCATATTGGGCTACTGTTGAGGGAAATAAGTTGACAGTTATCCCTAACTACTATGAGACTGAGAGAAGTGCAAACATAATGGTTCAAAATGACCGTTCTTTTGCGTATATAAGGCTCAAACAAGCGGTGGGTAGTAGTCCCGCTACTGAGATACCTAAAGTCTCGCCAAATAGCCTTTATTTTGCTTCTGAGGGCGGAAGTCAGTTCTTATCCATAAATATCCCTAATACTTGGAGGGTAACAGAGACCCTTGATTGGATTAGTTTGAATATGAGCAACGGTGATGGGGTAGGTATTGTATCTGTTACTGCATCAGCGAATAGTGGTAATACACGAAGCGGTGTGATTGTGGTTGAGGATGTTGTTACCAAAGAGAAGTATGATGTATATGTTTCGCAAGTGGGTACTACATCTGTCCGTAGTTTCACTATAAACCCTACAAGTATTGATGCTCCCGCTGACGGTGGTGTTTATACAATCACAGTAAACTATGAAAATAGAAATGGTGATTACGTAGGAGTGGAGAGTGATTTGGAACATACAGACCTTTTATGGATTGGTGATGTGGCAACTTTATCTGTCACCGTACCGAATAACCCTACGCATAGTGATAAAGTCTTCAATATGACCTTTACAAGTTCTATGGGTGATGTTATATTAACCATAAATCAAGAGGGTTTGGAAGAGACCTTGACAACAGACAAGACTATGATAGGTTCTGATATGAACGGAGATAGCAATAACGTATCTGTAAACAGTAATGTCCCTTGGTATGCAGAGACCTCAGTAAGTTGGATTACGGTAAATCCTTCAAGCGGTGATGGCAAGATGGGTGTAAGTATCGTAACAGAGAAGAACCCTACTGTTGAGGATAGAACAGGATATGTTTATTTCAAGTCAGTTGAGACCAACGCAATCCTTTCTACCATAAAGGTAACACAAGGAAAATTGGTTGAGGTAATATCCATAAATCCAAGTTCAATAGTCTTTGATGCGGAGGGTGGAACTGCAACAATAACAATAACAAGTAATACATCTTGGACAATAACAGAATAATATATGGCGAATATAAAAGAATGGTTAACAATAGATAAGACAAGTGGAACGGGTAATGCACAGATTACCCTTTCCGCTTCTTCTTATGAAGAGTTGGTTGAGAGAACTGCAACCATAAAAGTACAAGGAATAAGCACAAACGCAATCTTGACGATAAGACAAGAAGCATTAGTGCCTACTATCACTTTCTCACAAGGCAATCTTTATTTTGGGCACGATGGTGGTGTTTATTTAGATACTATTGTGACATCAAATGTAGAATGGGATGTAAAATATGAAGGAGATTGGTTTTATATAAGTCACATTTATGGCGGTGATAAAGGGGAGACCACTTTTAGGGTGGAGGTTACAGAAAACCTTGGTAATAACAGAAATGGTGCAATAGATTTTCTGTTTAATGGTAATGTGATTGCAACTCTTTATATCACTCAGTATGGTGTTAAATCCTTTGAAAAAGATGTTATGTCTTTTGGTTATAATGCTGAGACACAGACAAATAAGGTGTTGAATGATGCTTCTTGGTATATTGTAACAGATGGCGATTGGTTTACAGTTACCCCTTCAAATAATAATGGGGTTTCAAATATCTCTGTACGTGTAAATGACAACGATGGAGCAAGGAGAGTAGGTAGTATTTCACTTTATGCAACAGAAGGTGATTTTTATTTAGGTTCAATAATCGTGGGACAAGCATCTGAAATGGATAGTCAATACCTATGGTTGGAAACTGCTGAAACAGATGGGTTATTAACCTCAAACCCTACAATTATGGTTTCTTACGATGGCAACACTTGGACTGAGGGTAATTACATTAACCTTGGACAAAACAAGATTGTCTATATGAAGAAGAAAGATAATGATGACCGTACAAATCAGATTGCTTTTAATAAAAACTATAGTGTGGGAGGAAACGTATCATCTATGGGTTCATCTCTTGAAGGATTATTTGAGGGCCAAACCAAACTTTTAGATGCTTCTGAATTGGATGTCACATCTTTAATACGTGGGCCTCGTTTGTTTATGGGTTGTACTAATCTTAAATACCCTCCAAAAACTTTGGGAGACGGGGTTTTAATAGGTACTTTTCATAAAATGTTCCAAGGATGTGAATCACTTGTAGTAGCGCCTAAATTACCCGCCACAACTCTTTACTATGACAATAATAACGGTTATGGTGACGGTACTCACAAAGCAAGTTATGCTGATATGTTCTATGGTTGTACAAGTCTTACAGAAGCGCCCGATTTACCCGCTACCTCTATTGAAAGTTTGTGTTATAGTGGTATGTTCGCAGGTTGTACATCTTTAACTAAAGCCCCTGCTTTGCCCGCTACTATTTTAGCAGATGGATGTTATAGTGGTATGTTTGAAAATTGCCACAGCCTTGTAAATCCCCCAACATTATCGGCTACTACATTAGCAACCGAATGTTATAAAGGTATGTTTGCAAGTTGTAAGTTTACAAATGCACCCGATTTACCCGCTACTATTTTGGCAGAAAGATGTTATGCAGATATGTTTTACAATTGCACAAACCTTACAACACCTCCCGTTTTGGCGGCTACTACTTTAGCACGAAGTTGTTGTAGCAGTATGTTTTACAATTGTATAAATCTTACAACAACCCCTATTTTAAAAGCAGAAAAATTGGAGATTTCTTGCTATGACACTATGTTTAAATATTGTTCAAATCTTAACTACATTAAGATGTTAGCATATGATGGTTTTAATAATTTCGGTGTTCTGAATGATTGGGTGGTCGGAGTACAAACAAAAAGTGGTACTTTCATAAAACACCCCGATGCTGATTTACCAAGCGGAGAAAGTGGTATCCCATCAAATTGGACAGTAGAAACTGCCACAGAATAACGAAGAAAAAGCACTCTAATACAGAGTGCTTTAATTTTTATATCTCCATAGAAAATAGACAGTTATATGGCACAAGTAACACAAAAAGTTGTGGAGATAAAAGCAAAGGTGGAAGGTGAAAAGACGGTAAAGATGTTGAAAGACCAAATTGCCGAACTTACACATTTGATGGACACCCTTGATACAGAAAGTCTTGAGTATCACCGTACTGTGGATATGTTGGTTGATGCACAAGAGGAACTTAATACGGTAATGAAGGCGGGTAAGTCACAGTTATCCGCACAAGAGGGTAGTTATAATGCCCTTGTAAATAGAATGGCAGCCTTGAAGAAGGCACAGAAGGCGGTTACTGATGAAGCATCACGTATGAGGTTAGGTGATGAAATCAGAAAGATAAACGACCAATTAAAGGAGATAGATGCCAAAAATGGTGTTTATGTCCGTAATGTCGGTAACTATGAAAATGCCATAAAATCAGCCCTTAAAACACCTCAACAAGAGTTAAAGGCACTTAGACAACAACTTGCACAGTTAACGGAAGGAACTGCCGAATATAACGCAGTATTCTCCCGTATGGCTCAACTTACCCACGATGTAACAGAGCAGCAAGAAATGCTCAAATGGAGTTCCGCTGACCTTGGTGACATCCTTGGTAATGTGGCGGGTGTTGCGACATCTTTAGCGGGTGGTTTTAGTGCTTTTAATGCCCTTGGTGGTCTTCTTGGAATGGGTGAGAATGAGGATATGGAAAAGGCTATGCTTCAAGCACAGAGATTTATCCAACTCATTCAAGGACTTGAACAGTTAGAACAGTTAGGTGATAAGATTAGGGGTTTATGGCAAGGTATTGAGAACTTCGCTAAACAGACCGCAGCGGGTACACTTGCTTTGATTGACTTTGCGGAAGAAACTACCGAAACTGAGGAAAGAGTACAAGCAGCGAATGTTGCGACAAATGCTACTGCTGCTGCCACAACTCAAGCATCAAACGCAACTTTAGAATATGCGGGTGCAGTTAGTGTTTTGAAAGAAGCGGAAGATGCACATATCCTAACAGAAGAAGAAAGGGCAGAACACCTTGAGAGAAGAATAGGCAGATTGGATGCACTTATCAAATGTGCAGAACAACACTTAAATGTGTCACAAAAAACAATCGCAAATTACAAAATTGAAAAAGAACTTTATGAAAAAGAACTTGCTGCTATTAAAGCAAAGATAGAGGGAGTAAAAGAAGAGACCGCAGCAACAACCGCAGAAACCGCAGCGGGAGCAGCACAGACAAAAGGTATCAAAGCCCGTATTGCTGCTTGGGTATTGGAGAAAAATACTGTTGGTTTAACCAAAGCACAAGTAGATGCCTTCACCACATCCCAACTTCTTGCTACTGCTGCAACTACGGGACTTACACTTGCTACTAAGTTGTTTACCAAGGCTTTAATTGCAACGGGTATCGGTGCTATCTTGGTATTGCTTGGTTCACTTATTAGCCTTCTTGGAAAAGGTATCGGTAAACTATGGGGATGGATTAGCGGAGCAAATAAAGCACAAGAACAGACAGATGCTTTAAAGGCTTCTCTTGATGCTTTAAATGAGACTTTGGCAGCACAAGAAAAGGCTTGGGAAAGACAAGAGATGCTTATGGAAGCACAAGGCAAATCTTATGAGGAAATCTATGAAGCCCGTAGGAAAAACCTTCAATCACAACTTGCTGAAACTCAAGCACTTTTAGCAACCCAAAGGGCTATTGCAAACGATATTGGACAGAGGAAGTTGCAGAAGAAGAAGTATGATGAGTTCCGAGAGACCTTAGATGAACTTGTAGCAAAGGAGAAGGAGTTAAAACAGACCATAGATGACCTTGATTACAAGAACTACATAGATGATATTAAGGCGAAGAAAAAGGCAGAGGAAGAGGCAGCAGCAGCAGCGAAGAAAGCAGCAGAGCAAGCGAAATCAAACTACAACAAACAGAAGGAGGAAGCCGATAAACTTTATAAACAGACCATAGAGTTTTTCAAAGATGAGAAGACAAAACTCAAAGAGAAGTATGAGGAAGAGAAAGCCCTTCTTGAAAAGTTTGGAAAAGACACAACTTTACTTACAAGAAAATATGAGCAAGATAAGACTGCTATCGTATTGAAAGAAAGTGAAGCCCGTGCAAAAGCAGCGAGAGAGTATAACAAACTCATAGAACAAGGTTTCAAGAACCCTTCTTTTGAATACTTTGATAATCAACTCAGTAGTGCTATTGAGAAGATGGAGGACTTTATGGAAGTCTATAATGCAGCGAATGTTAGTGATAGTGGTTATCAAGTGTTAGCGGAAGATATACAGTACCTTAATGAGACCTATGGATTGGCTATGAAGGGTGGAAGTGATTTCCTTGCTTACTTCAAAATCGTACAGAGAGAATTGGAGAACGCACAAGAAGCACTCGCTAACTATCAGAAGCAAGTAGCACAAGAGAAAAGTGATAAGAGGGTTGCGGAAATTGAAAAGGAGATAACCGCACTTCAAAACCTTATGGAATGGGAAAGTCAGCAGTATCAAAATGCCTATGACCTTTATATGGCAGAAAATAACTACTATACTGACTTTGCTAACAACTACATATCACAGATGTATCTAAGATGGGATGCAGAGGATGCAATCTATCAGCAGAGAATGTTGAGGATGCAGCAAGAGGTAGATATGTATAAGGCTGCTGCTCAAGATATTACACTTACTGAGGAAGCCCGTCTTGAAGCCCTTGCGAAAGCAAACGCAATAGAAAGACAGATGGCACAAGAGAGTGCTGATTATATGATTGCAGCGAACACAAGAAAGGTTGAAGCAACTGACAATTATATGGCAGCAGTCCAAGATAGTTTAAGTGGTATATCTCAAATCTTAGGTGATGTAGCATCCGCTTGGGAAACTTCAATACAAGCACAAGTAGATGCGGGTGAAATCTCTGAGGAAGAGGGTGAGAAACAGATGGAAAATATGAGGGGTATTCAGTCCGCAATAGCACTCATAAATGCATTTAGTTCGGCAGTAAGTGCTTATAACAGTTTGGCTTCAATACCTTATGTGGGTGTTCCTCTTGGTATTGCTGCTTCTGCTGCTGCTTTAGCGAGCGGTTTGGCACAAGTTGCTGCAATCAACAAAGTAAAGAAAGGTGACAAGGGTTCGGGTTCTTCTGTTCGCTATGCCGAAATTACACCAACCGCTCCCGACTATTCTCCAACGGCAATAATGAATGTAACGGGAGGAAAGGAGCAAGAGGATTTGGCTAATGCGTTAACTAAATCACCAATCAAAGCATATGTGGTTGAAAGTGATATTACTGACACACAGAAGAAAGCACAACGCAGAAGTGTAGAGACATCTTTCTAAAATATTAAAGGACAGTCATTTAGGCTGTCCTTTTATATTTCCATATATATCCGCCACAAGTTTTTCCTTTACCTCTACAACAAGCACTTATTGTGGAACAACAAAGTTGTAATTCTCTACCCGCTTCTCTTGTACTTCCCCATTCTTTAATTAGGTTTTGGTGTATATCGTATTGTAAAACAGGTTTTGACCTAATATGGTCTTTTCCCGCCCTACCTATCCAAGGTTTTGGTGGGTTTAGTTTTCTATGTTGCATAGTTAAAGGGTTAGAACAATTTTCTTTATGTGTACAGACTTTTAGGTTTGTGGCTCTATTATCATCACATAAAGTGTTTATATGGTCAATTACACAACCCTCAAACCATTCTCCACAGATTTCAGGAAATGCTTGAGCCACAAGTCTATGTACTTTTTTCATTCTTCTTGTGTTAAAAGAATATAAAGCACATAGTTTATAACCATCTTTATCCATTCCTAAAGATAAAATCTTATTTCTTTTTATGTTTTTTACCCTTCCAAAACTACTGATTTCATAAAGCCCCTCATATCCTACAACGGGCTTCCATATTTCAATATTATTACTCATAGTGAAAAAATACAAAAAATCTATGAGAAAAACAAATCCAATTGAATATCAAAGTGTTAGGTGTTGTAGGAGTACCAAAACACTATACTGTTATATTTCAATTAAAAACGAAATAGTATGAACGATATACACAATAAGTTGCCGATTTTTGAAGCGGTGATAACAGACGAAAATAGTGGGGTTTTTTGTGTTAGTTTAGTATCAAACCCCGCAACACAGATTGATTTTGTTTGTTTTGATGAAGATAAACCTATTATGAAGTTTGCGGTTGAAGATGCTAAAGAAAGACTTGTTTCGGGTGTAATAATGTTAGCAGATACCCCAATATATCGTAGAAACGGTGATTATGAATATTACATACGTTATTCAAAAGACACACTAAAGATAATGGCTGAAAAGATGATTTTTGATGGGGTGGGTTCTTCTGTCAATATTCAACATAAAGACAATTCAAATGTTGAAGGGGTTAATCTTGTTGAGTTATTTGTAATAGATAGAGAAAAAGGAATATCCCCAACTTATTTTGAAGCAGTACCCGATGGAAGCCTTATAGGTACATACAAGGTTCATAATGAAGATGTGTGGAATATGATAGAAAAAGGTGAAGTCCTTTCTTTTAGTTTAGAAGGATATTTCCAAGTGATTGAAACCCAAGAGACATTTAATAAAACAGATAAAGAGACTTTCAATATGAAATTAACAACACTTAAAACACTTTTAAGAAGCATCCTTGTTGAAATGAACGAGGTTAGCACCGACAAGGGTATCCTTGTATGGAACGGAGAAGAGGAACTTGCAGTAGGTGATGCAGTTAAAGGACTTAACGAAGAGGGTACTGAGGTTGACCTTGAGGACGGTGACTATGTTACTGAGGACAGTAAGACTATCGTAGTTAAAGAAGGTAAGGTAGAGGAAATCAAGGAGAAAGAGGAAGCACCCGTAGCAGAAGAGGAAAAACCTATTGAGGAAGAGCCAAAACCTATTGAGGGAGAGGAAAAGCCTATTGAAGAAGAGGAAAAACCTATTGATGAACCTCAAGATGATGAGAAAGACCTCAAAATCAAGGAGTTAGAGGATGCTATCGCAGCAAAGGATGCTGAGATTGAGGAACTTAAAGCGAAAATTGCTGAGTTGGAGAATGAACCCGCTGCAAAGGATGCAGAACAAGAGTTCGCTAACGCAAAAGAGGTAGTAGATAACTCTCCAAAGGGTAAGATGGCAAAACGTGGTTACAAGTTTTAACAAATAGACCAAAAATAAAACGGTGTATATTTTACCATAAAACGGAAAATAATAATAATCAATTAAATAGATAGAAAATTATGGCTTATAATGTAGATGCACTTGGTGCTTATGTAGCAGAGAACAAAGACATTATCCTTAAGGACATCGTATTCGGTGGCGAGTATGGTAATACAGTTCCACTTATGACAAAGGAACTTGGTGTAAAGGGTACTGCAAAGATTCATCCCGCAACTATTTCGGCTGCTCTTCAAGAGGTTAACGGAGAGTGTGGTTTCAACGCATCGGGAGACCTTGAGATTAAGGATGTTACTATCGTAACAAAACAGTATAAGGTTAACACAGAGTTCTGTGCTGAGAAACTTATCGGAAAGTTTGCTGAGTATAAGGTTAGAGTAGGTGCTAACGAGGATGCACTTCCTTTTGAAGCAGAGATTGTTGAGGGTCTTGTAAAGGACATCAACCGTCAGATAGAGGATGGTGTATGGGGACAACTTAGTGAATCGGGTACAACCAACTTCTCATATGAGGAAGCGGGTGCTACAACCGCATATGACAAGGTTATGGCAACTTATATGAGAATGGATGAAAAGTTCCTTGAGGATGGTATCATCTTCGTATCTCCTTCACTTTTCAGAGAGTATGTTGCTGCTCTTGTAGAGAAGAATCTTTACCACTACAATCCCGCTGATGGTGCTTTAGAGGAAATCTTCATCCCTGGCGCATCTGTAAAGGTTCGCAAGGCAAGAGGTATTAAGGATAACACAACTTACGGTACTTCACCTAAGAATATGGTTTATGCAACTGACTTTATGGGTAACGCAGAGGAAGTAAAGGTTTGGTTCTCAGATGATAACGATACTTACAGAGTTAAGGTTCGCTTCAACTATGGTGCTGCTTTCATCTTCCCTGACCTTGTAGTAAGTGGACGATAGTAAACTATTGAAATTAAGGGGTTTACAATAGGGTAAGCCCCATTTATTAAGAATAATAATACATTAAACAACATATAACAATTATGGCTACTTGTAATTTACTTAAAACTTACACATATAATCCTTGTCTTGCCAACTTAGGAGGTATCAAGAATGTGTGGCTTGCTGAGTGGGTGGAGGATGCTATTGTAAAGGATGCAGAAGGAAAGGGTGAACTTGTTTCTTTAAAAGAAGGTTCTTCTTGGTATAACTTCAAGATGCGTAAGAATGTAGCATCTATGACTTCAACCCTCAATAACAGTACAGATGGTGCTTCATATGTAACAACTGAACTTGCTCTTGTTTTCTCACGTATGGATGCTGCTAAACGTGCTTCTATTCAAGCACTTGCTCTTGATGAGTTGATGGCAGTCGTAGAGGATAGCAACGGTGAACTTTGGTTCTTAGGTGCTGATGCTCCGCTTACTGCAACTGCGGGTGCGGGTGAAACGGGTACTGCTATGGGTGACGCAAACCGTTACACTATCACTCTTACTGATGAAGCAAAACAGTTCCCTTATCGTCTTGATGTGAAACCAACAGAAGTAACAGAACCAACAGAACCAACAGAGTAATTAAATAACACACAAATAGTTAAAGGATAGTCAAATGGCTATCCTTTTATATTTCCATATATATCCACCGCAAGTTTTAAGTTTACCACTACAACAAGCAGAAATACCTTGTTCTCTGACACTATTTTCTTTACTTGCTTCTCTAATAGAAAAGTATTCTCTTATAAAATTGTTCTTTTTATCGTATTGTATAACGGGTTTATTTCTGTGGTGTTCTTCTCCCCTTATAATTCCAACCCCTATCTCCCACTCTATCAAGGCTTCTCACTCTACCTTCACTACTCACTTGGTACAGTCCTTCGTATTCTTCAATATCTTTCCAAATCTCTTCCATAATGCAGATATACAAATAAATCTTTACAAATCCAAGGTGAGTTGCTATTATATTTATACTAAAAGCATAATAATTATGATGAAATTAGAGATAATTCACAATTTATCTAAAAAGACTACGGTTCTTGAAAATCTTGAGGACAAAAACAATAGTGCTTTATTCTATTCATTTGACATCTGTTTGGAAGGTATTTATGAAGATGGGGAATACACATACAGACTGTTAGACGGAGAAGAGGTAAAAGCAACGGGTCTCTTACAGATAGGTGATTATAAAAGGGATGCCAATATCAATAAGGAATATAATGACAATAAAAAAGGATATATAGTCTATGGAGAATAAGATACAGATGGCATTTGCTGCCACAGATAAGGAATGGGAGAGTTTAATACCACAACCTACTGAGAAAGAGGGTGTTAAAGATTTTGTCCTTTATGGAGAAGATAACAGATACCCCGATTATTTATGGGGCTTGTTTAATGATGTTTCAACACTTAAAACAGTCATAGAGGGTACTGCTGATTATGTTATCGGTGATGATGTGACTTGTAATGTTAAAGGGTTTGATGTTGAGGTGAACACCAAAGGAGATACTATGCGAGAACTTATAAGACTTCTTGCAAGAGATTATCTTATCTATGGTGGTTATGCAATCCAAATAATCCGTAATAAGGTGGGTGATGTAAGAGAACTTTACTATGTGGATTTCAGAAATGTACGTAGTTCAAAGAAGAATGAGGTACTGTATTATTCAGAGGATTTCACTAAGAAATACGTACGTGCAAATAAGATGGTTGTTTATCCTAAGTTCATAAAGGAAAATAGGGATATTCCGTCTTCAATACTTTACGTAACTAACGAAAAATCAAAGACTTATCCTACACCAAGATATAGTGGTAGTATTAAGGCTTGCGAAATGGAAAGAGCAATTGATACATATCACCTTAGTTCTTTGGAGAATGGGTTTGCGGGTTCATATATCCTTAATTTCTTGAACGGTATTCCTTCGGATGAACAGAAATATGAGATTGAGAAGAATGTGAATGAAAAGTTTGCGGGAGCATCTAATGCGGGTCGTATCCTCATCAATTTTGCTAACGGGAAAGATAACGCAACAACCCTTGAAAAACTTGATGTAGAGGATTTTGGCTCAAAATATGAAAGTTTGGTTAAGCGTTGCCAAAATCAGATATTCACAGCGTTCCGTGCGCAGCCTATTCTTTTTGGTATAATGAAAGAAAATAATGGTTTCTCTCAAGATGAATATTTGCAGTCTTTCGCTATTTACAATAGGACAGTTGTTAAGACGATTGCCGACACAATCATAGATAATCTTGACAAAATCTTTGGTGTTAAGAATAGTGTAACAATCAAACCATTCTCGGTTGAAGTGACAGATAATGCATTAACAGATAAAGAGGTGGTTAGTTAAGCCACCTCTTTATATTTCCATATAAAACCACCCGCAGTTTTATATATTCCTTTACAACATTTATTGATACTTGAATGGTCTATATTTGTTGCCCTTTCTGCTTCCCTTGTGCATTTATATTCTTCTATGAAAGTACCATCTTTTGATGTTTGTATTATTGCTTTCATATTGTAAGTGTGATAAAGTTTTGAATTACTTAATTTTGCACGAGTGATAGGATTATTCATATTTCCTTTTCTTGTACACCATCTTAGGTTTGTTTTATTATAATTTACAGAACCATCTTCATTCAACCATACAGTATTATCTGTGCGGTTCGTATTTATATGGTCTATTTCGGGTAAATTATTAGGATTGGGGATAAATGCTTCTGCTACAAGACGATGTACCAAAAATCTTGTTTTTGTGTGCTTGTAAAGTGTCACCCTTAAACCACCATTTTTACATAACTCTTGTTTTAATAACTTAGGTTTATTTGTGTGGTTATAATTACTACTTCTTACATTACCCATACTACTAACTTCATAAAGTCCCTCATACCCTACAACGGGCTTCCATATTTCAATATTATTACTCATAGTGAGAAAATACAAAAAATATTGATAAAAAACAAATTGGGCGGTAGATTATATTTGATAATAAAATAGATTTATAATGATTTATATAAAGAATACGACAGAAACACAGACTATCTTTATACCACGTAATGAGTTACAGAAGGAAGCCTATATTGCTTCAACGAAGACTTATGAGGATGGTTATAGAGAGGGTTTGGAAGACGGAAAAGAGTATCAGAAAGACCAACTGTTAAATCTCTATGTTACTGAAAATGGACAGTATGAGAGAGAAGACGGATGGGGTACTGTTACTGTGGATATTCCAATAGGAGAATGTCCCGATTGTCCCGAAGGTGGTTCTTGCAATCTTGGAGAGGGAGAAATACTACTT